TCATTATTCATCATCTTAGACAAGGAGTTCTTGTATGCCTTCCGACACTTCTACTATCAGAAGAGATGGCACTGCTAGAAAAACGTTCCCCAAAAGTAGGACAGTATCTGTTGAAAAGGCTAGACGGAATGAAGGCGGGGTTTCCGTTGCAAGGATTATGAGAGGCACTAGATATAGGTCTGCGTTCGAGATTAACATAGCTAAGTCTCTTGCAAACCGTGATGTACCCTTTGAGTATGAGAAGCACAAGTTTGAATACATACCCAAGGTACGTACCTACACACCTGACTTTTACCTGCCACAGACAGGCATATATGTAGAAGCAAAAGGCCACCTAGATAAGGGTGACAGGGTTAAGATGCAGCTTATTAAGCAGCAGCACCCAGACTTGGATATCCGGTTCGTGTTCCTACGAGCCAGTAACAAAATTTACAGGGGTAGCAAAACAACCTATGCTGACTGGGCGAACCGCTATGGTTTCCCGTGGGCTGTAGGTAACATACCTCAAGATTGGATTACAAATGGCTGATGAACGAGAGTTTGAAAAGGCAAGCCTATTACCTGAAAGATGGTATATTATACTGAGCAGGGTTAATGATGAAACCTTCAACCTGACTGCCTACGATACAACCACTATAATCGAAGATGATGTAGAAGATGACTTCATGGATGCTGGGTTTGTGGCTCAACAGGGGTTGATGGAGTTGCTACAGAATGACTTTGATAGGGTTATGAAAGCAGGCATGGCTCGTATAGCCTTTTATGATGTGGCTGATTCTATTATGGATGACATCAAAGAAGAGATTGACAGTATGGATGAACCTAAGATATTGTCCAGAGAAGAGAATGTTGTCAAGGTAGACTTTGGGAAAAAACAATGAAACGACATGAAGCGTATATGAAAGAGAAGATTGCCGAATCGAATGAACGAGCAGGCAAAGAAGCCTATGGTAATGTTGTTGTGGACATGGTTAACAGTCCCCCACACTACAACAGTGCAGGAATAGAGTGCATAGATGCCATACAAGCAGCCCTAACCCCAGAAGAATTTAGGGGGTACTGTAAGGGTAACAACCTAAAGTACACATGGCGAGAACGCTACAAGAACAAAACAGAAGACCTAAACAAGGCCGCATGGTACTTAAACAAATTATTAAAGGTTCAAGGAGAAACCAAATGAACAACCAACTGCCCACTGTATATCAACAATTCATTCACAAATCCCGCTATGCTCGTTGGCTCGACAGTGACAGTCGCCGCGAACATTGGGGAGAAACTGTAGGGCGGTACATAGACTTTATGACTAGCCACGTTAAAGAAAAGTGTGGTGTTAGTATTCCCTCTGACGTTGTCAAAGAGGTTGAGGAAGGGGTCTTGTCCCTTGGGGTTATGCCGTCTATGAGAGCAATGATGACTGCAGGCTCTGCGTTATCTCGTGACAATATCTGTGGCTACAACTGTAGTTACATACCTGTTGACAATCCCCGTTCCTTCGATGAGTGCATGTATATTCTCATGTGTGGTACCGGAGTCGGGTTTTCTGTAGAACGAGAGAATGTAGATAAGCTGCCTGTAATAAGTGACGCAATGAACGAGTCCGACACTGTTATCAAGGTAGCAGACAGCAAGCCGGGGTGGGCAAAGTCATACCGCGAACTGGTTGCGTTGTTGTACGCAGGACAGATTCCCACATGGGATGTATCCGATATTCGTCCGGCAGGTTCGCGGCTAAAGATTATGGGGGGCAGGGCTAGTGGGCCGCAACCCCTAGTTGACCTGTTCAACTTTACTGTGAATATATTTAAGAAGGCAGCGGGACGCAGACTGTTTCCTATTGAGTGCCACGACCTCATGTGTAAGGTGGGCGAGGTAGTCGTTGTAGGGGGCGTTCGCAGGTCAGCCTTGATTAGCCTATCTAATTTAAATGATGACCAGATGCGCCACGCCAAAGCTGGTGAATGGTGGGATGAACCCGACAAACAAATATATCGTAATGGACAACGAGCCTTGGCGAACAACTCTGTTGCCTACAAGAGCAAGCCAGAGATGGGTACGTTCATGCGTGAGTGGCTTGCCCTGTACGACAGCAAGTCCGGCGAGCGTGGCATGTTCAATCGCGAGGCTGCTGACAAGCAGGTGGCTCGTAATGGAAGACGAGAGACAGGACACATGTGGGGTACGAACCCCTGCAGTGAGATAATCTTACGCCCGTACCAGTTTTGCAACCTGTCAGAGTGTGTGGTTCGGGAGAATGATACTCTTGAAACGTTGAAACAAAAGGTTAGACTAGCTACCATTCTTGGAACTATGCAGTCCACCCTGACTGATTTTAAATACTTGAGGAAGGTATGGAAAGACAACACAGAGGAAGAGCGTTTATTAGGTGTGTCCTTGACTGGTATCATGGACCATCCCGTTTTATCCAAAAATGTAGACAGCAAGCGTTGGCTAGAAGAGATGCGGCAAGTCGCAGTAGATACGAATCGGGAGTTTGCGAACATGCTTGGAATCCCAGTGAGCAGTGCAATCACTTGTGTAAAGCCGTCGGGTACTGTGTCACAACTGGTGGACGCAGCGAGCGGGATACATGCAAGACACAACGACCACTTTATCAGGACAGTTCGCGGCGATAACAAGGACCCCCTAACACAGTTTCTAATCAATAGTGGTGTGCCATCAGAGAGAGACATGGGTAAGCCTGACAGTGTCACTGTGTTTAGCTTTCCTATGAAGTCACCATCAGGTGCCGTTACAAGGACACAGATGTCGGCTATAGAACAGCTAGAACTGTGGAAGACTTACGCTATACACTGGTGCGAACACAAGCCATCTATCACTGTAACTGTGAAGGAACATGAGTGGATGGAAGTTGGTGCGTGGGTCTACGAGAACTTTGATGTAGCTTCGGGCGTGTCGTTCCTGCCTCACAGTGACCACACATATCAACAGGCACCCTACCAAGACATAGAGCCTGATGAGTATACGGAGTGGCAGGAGCGTATGAATGTGGTTCACATTGACTGGGAGAACCTAGCAGAGTTCGAAAAGGAAGATAACACCAGTGGCTCGCAGGAGCTTGCCTGTTCAGCAGGGGTGTGTGAAATAGTGGACTTGACAGCAGCATGAAGTGCTGGCATTGTAAGAGTGAGTTAACTTGGGGTGGTGACCATGACTCAGACCTAGATGGGTTTGTCATGGAAACCAACCTGAGTTGCCCAACTTGCAATGCGTTTGTAATGGTATACTTACCAGAGGATGAAGACAATGAGTAAGAAACAAAAAAACACCGTCACAGTGGACGATGTAGAATACGATGTTGACAAGATGGAGTTTACAGAACAGTATCTTGTTATGCAAATTAGGGATGTTCGTGACCAGATAAACAGATTGAATCTTAGGCTGGGTCAACTACAGGCATCACAGTCAACCTTTATGAAAACGCTTGCAGAAGCGTTAAAGAAAGAAGCAGCCTGATGGATGGTATGGAACCCGCAGTGAGTGACCGTAAGAAGTTCGACCTAGACCTGTCCTATGGTAAGGTTCGCGAACAGCGGGTTGCTGACATGCTCACAGACAAGAAGATAGAAGTAAAGTCTGAGCGGGGCATGTGGGTAAAGACAGGCAACATAGCGATTGAGTATGAATCCTATGGAAAGCCTAGCGGTATCAATGCTACGGAAGCCGACTACTGGTTCCACAATCTGTGCATAGGAGAGGATACTTTTGCAACCCTTGTGTTCGACGTACCATCCCTAAAACGAATCATCGACAACCTCGACTACAAAAAATCCGTGAGTGGCGGTGACAACAACGCTTCACGGATGTATCTCTTGAACTTGCAGAAGCTGTTTTCTTCTGATGTAATTAAGGCATATAAAGATGAGCAACAAGCACCCCAAGGCTGACCTGTTCACCCTAACAGCAAAACTGAACGACAAGGGCAGCATCGAACTAGACATGGACTGTGTGAACGCCGACCAGTTTGTTCGCCTAATGGAAAAAGACCTGCCAGCTTATGAAGGAACCTTCAAGGTAGCAAGTCTTCTTAGGTACTTAAAGTCTGTAGGAGATGAGGTCCTAAACAAGTCGAGCAGGTATATCTAACCCTTGTGAACTTTTTGAACCTCGAACGAGGCTCGTAGGCTAGACCCCTTGTGACGTTTATAACCGTCCTTGGGGTTTTTCATTAGGCGGTAACTCCTGCCACTCTTCATCCAGTGAAACCCCGGCGGGGCTGGTACAGATTTTTTCATCGTTACATCTTCTTCTTTGTTTTACCGCCGTACATCATGCCTTCCATCTTGTTCGTCATTGGTGACGGGGCTGACATAACAGAACCCATGCCACCCTGCTTCGAACCGGACTGTTGGGTTCGCGGCATCATAGGGTTCATTTTAGGACTCATGTTAGTATCCGGGTTCATGGGGCTGCGAACCATTGAGCCATAGGCGTAGCCCTTGGCCTTACCGCCACGAGCCATGAAGCCCATGTTATTACGTACAGGCTTGGACAGCTTGGCAAGTCCCTTATTGCCCTTGGGTATTGGTTTCATCATTGTCTTGTTCCTCATCAAAAACAGTTGGATTGTCGTATATTGTTTTGTCGGTCTGCATAGACATAACATCGTCCTTTAACCTGACATCTTCTGTAGTATCTTCTTCGTCTATGTATATTAGGGATAGGTCTTCGCCCTGACGAGCTAACTCTGTAAATGCAAATGTTTTTACAGCGTTATTGAACCGCTTTATTTTTGCAGGAGTTATTAGTTCCATAGGCTGAAAGAACGATACCATAACCTCTGCAGCATTCTTATCCTGAAGAGCCAGTTTAAATATATCAATCTGACCAGCTTTAGCAGCGTTGAAAGCGTAGTCTGTTGCTATGTACGCAGGACTTACCACGCCCCTAGCAAGACTCCACAAGCGGCTAATTTTACTGCTCATAGTTAAGCCGCTAAATACTCCACTTGGCTGCTGAACTTTAACAGTCATTGTACTTTCGTTTGTATAACGAACTATGTCTTCTATGAAGTCTAAGTGTTCAGGCTCTAGTATTTTTTCTAATTGTTCGCGAACCCCATCACTTGTCATTAATTCTAGCAACTGTTCTGGGCTTGCTGTATCTCTAACAGGAGCTTCTCGTCCTGCTTCTGCTCCGGGTACCTTACCCTTAACGGGGCCTACACCTGCAGCCTCGAACATACCTGTAATAGTATATTTCATAGCTACATTTTTAAAAGCTGCTTCTGCGGCTTCGTCACTATACCCTGCAGCTTTATATACTTTAATAGCATCTCGCTTTAAGATTTCTAAACCGCCACCCTCTCCTGACAGTATGAAATTTTCAAAGAAGTCCTTTGAACTAAGCTGACTAACGTTTTCTTCCCAGAGTTTTAGCTTGTCTTCTTCATCTTCTAATGCTTTGTTTATATCTGACTTAGCATCCGCCTTAGCTGCTTTAAAGTCTTTTCTAAGATTTATAAAAGCTTCTCTGTTTGCTTTAGAATCAGTGACTGCTTTTTGTAAATCGGTTGTAGCACCATACATATCTGCAACATCTATGAGAGCTTCGTATTCTACAGGACCGCCCTCAGTTCTTATCACAGGTATCAGGAGATTGCTTGTAATCTGGTCCATCTCTCCAATTGTGCCGCCATCAAAACCGTCCAAGCTTGTTAGTCTCGCTCCTGCAACGGCTCTCTTCTTTTTAGCTACACCTAGTACCCTGTCGCCTGTCTGTTCCATTACAATTTCTTGAACAATAGCTTTAAGCTGTTTGAACCTACGAGCTTCTGTTGGGTTCGTCAAATCAAAACCCCGCGAACCATTGGGCATAACTCTACCAAGTGATGAGGTCAGTCTCTCCATAGTTGTCTGCAAGAGAACAATATCTTTCTTGCTTCCCGGTGACATGAAGTCAGATATACCCTTTGATAAGTCGGATATAAGTTCAACAGGCTCCTGTCCCTTCTTGTACAATGCTGCTGTTCCAAAGACTCCCATCTTTGTGCCGCGTTCTGCTACAGATAACATACGCTGCCTAGACTTCGCAAAGTCTCCTAGAGGCATCCCCTCTTCCATAGCTTCTCCGACACTTCGTCGCCAAGCCTGTCGTGCATCCTCTAGCTTTTCAAAGTATTGTGGGTCTTGTCTTTCGAGTGTGTTGTCCATGCGGCTGGCAAACCCCCTGAATATACGGGCTAGGTTGGAGTCCCCCGCATCTTCGTAATTATCACCCGCCTTTTTAAACGCACGGTTCATAAGCTCTAGTTCGTAGGCGTTGCCTACAGTGAAGGGTTTGAAGGTAACTTCTCGACCTGTCTCTAAAGCATTTGCTCTATCTGTTTTTAGGACCTCTAGGAACAGTTCGTGGTCTGTCATGTTAGTGGCATCTATACCTTCAGCACCCTTAGATTCCAAGTGTCGTTTGGTAAACTCAGAACGCATCTCCTGCATCTTGTCTTTAGGTATTGTCCTGTACATCATATCTTCAAAGGATTTCAAGGCTAGTCTACCCACCTTCGAATCAAATATCTCTGACTCAGGACCAAAGTACCTAATAATTCCCTTGAAATCATCCTGTGCCATCAGGTCTTCGAACACGGGGGAAGTGTCTATGTTACGTCCCTCTGCAAAGACATCCAACTCTTTGTAAGGCTTTTGTCCGTCCCTGTATGCTAGTGCAGTTGTTTCATCTAGGAACATCTCCAAAACTTTGTTGTTCGAGGCTTTGTGGGTTCCCGTACCTCGTGCAGCTTTAGCCGCGTCGATAGCCTCGTCAATACTTTTGTTAATCTTTTCGTCTAAGGCTTTTATAACTTCAGCTTCATTTACTGTTTGTCCTAGAGACTCAAGGTACTCCTTTCTCAACGAGACAAAATTCTGCCGCATTGAAAGGTCACCCGGACGGAGTTGCCCTGTTGAGATTACGTAATCTTCTACTGCGTCTAGTGATTTTAGTTCTGTAGTGTTCTTGTCTCTCAAGGCTCTTGATAAATTACCAAGACCCGCCTTACGAGCTTGAACCCACTCCTCTACCATTTTACGCGAGTCAGCATTCTTAATATTCTGGGTCATCTCCATGAACCTGTCGAGAGACATGTCAGTTGCCCTGATTAAGTTCGTGGACTCCCGTAGATTGTTTTCCATGTCCGATATTTGAACACCCATAATCCCTGCCATATTGACTTCGGATTTGTTTAGGGCATCAGATGCAGCTAGGGTCAAAAGACCCGTGGAGTTAGCATAGCTGGTTAGGAATGCTTCACGAGCCGCTTCACGTTCCGCACCCTCAGGGAAAGCATTTACAATTCTGTCATAGAGCTTACGGGTCTGTCCCATTGACTCCATTGCTTCCCGTCTCATTCTAGGGTCTAGTCTTGCGAATGTTCCTACAATTACTTCTAGGTTTCGCAATTCTCCGGGACCCAAGCTCCGACCCATTACCGCCTGTATATTCTTTACAGTCTGGTCTACCACCACGGGACCGACCACGGGAATCATGCCAATCATTTCAGAAGTCATTTGGAATATGCCGGGAACAGTTGATGAAGCAACGCTCTTTGCTCCGGTTTTGGCTGTGGCTCCTACAACCATACCAAGACCCCCAGCAATCCTATAGCCCCCAAGACTCATAGCCATTAAGCCTGCGAACTCGCGAGTATTCTCATCCTCAAAGAAGAACCCATGTTCGCGAAACAGGAATGCACCACCACCAATTACGGCAGCGTTTTCTATAGAGTCCTTGATATACGGGTAGTATCTCCCGCGAACCCTAGCGTTACTGCGAGTGTTCTTGTATTGTTTTATAACGTTAGGAAGAGATGCCAACTCCTTCTCTTCAACCGTAGTCTTGTTTCGTTTGGCTTTCAAAGCAGCCATTCTTTTTTGAGCCACATCTATCTGACTATTTAAAAGCTGACGAGATTCGTCTGTTCTATACTTCAAAAGTCCTGCCTGAAAAAACTTGTTGGTTTTATCAAACTTTAGTATGTGTGACGCAGCCTTTACAATGTCTTCAGGGTCATCTATACCTTCTAACATAGTAGCGTACTTGGGATTTCGTTTTAGTCTCAAGGCCTCATTTAAAAGTTTTGAGCCTCTAGCAGCGGTGTACCCGCCCCCCGTCAAGACCATTATGGTGGCTTCTTCGCCTATGATTGCGGCTGCTCTTTCAGGGTAGGATAGTGTTTCAAAACCTGCGTCTAGTAAATAGTCTGCTTGGTCAGGGGCTACGAACTTACGCTGTATTTTATTACCATCCGGGTCAAGAAGGAAGGTTCCCTTTTCGTCTTTTTCAAACGCTAGGCTTTCGTACTTATCAGGGTCTGACTCCTTGAATTTGTCTTCTAAAGTCTCGTGGATAATCTCATTGAAATTAGCGGCAGCTTCAATGTTCCATCCTATAAACCCAAATGCTGTTCTAAGTTTGCTTTTCCAAGCCTCGTGACCTTCCCGTATTTCTGTTTCCCTAGAAGCGTACTCTGACTTAAAAGCGGGACTAAATATGTTTGTTGTTCCCGCTGCCCACATAGATTTAACAGCGGCGGTGGTATTGTCTTTGATTATATTTGGAAGGGCTACCGTTAATCCCCTACCGGCTTCTCTGAGTCGTCTATAGTATTCCTCGAACAGGTTGCCATAGGTAAACTCTTCCACAGCAATTTGTCGCACATCGTCAGGAAGACCAGCATTCTTCATCATCTCGTCTACAGATAATCGTGTCTTAGCTGTTCTCTTCCACTTAGGCATGTATCCGTGATACAGTTCGTTTACATCAGCTACACCTACAATCTCTTCCTCACGAACTCCCGGCATGACGACCCCCTCTTTGGGTCCCTCGAACTTGCCTAGAATAGAACGAAATCTTAGGTAGGTATCCTTGTCCTCTACTCGACCACGTTCTGGTCGGGCGTTGGTTACCATAGTCGGGGTTATTATTGTGTCCCCATATCTTCGGGCTTTGTTACTGGCAACTATTTCATCTAAAACATCGTCTGCACTCTTACCGTTTCGTTGCTTTTCAATGTCATTCTGTTCTAGTTCCTTAATAGAAGGTCGCGTCAAAATCTCAGCTTTTTTCTCTACTACGGCTTTTCGAAAGTTGGCTACAGGTTTAGGGGGTTCCGGTTTAGCAACAGGTTCCGGGGCTTCTTGAGAAACAGGAGCAGACGCTATAGCCGCGTTGTCCACAACTACAGGGTCGTTCGCAGGAGCCGGATTGACTACAGGCGGTGTTTCTTCTTCTACTGTGTTAGGTGCTAGTGCCATTTAGTTCTCTACTGTAATATTTGAACGTTTCCTTGAGGTACTTCTAAATATCCCTTGTCATCTTTGGAATAGAATTTTCCCCCGGTTTCATAGATAGGTCTTCCATCTTGGGTAGCTAAACTTGAGTCTGGCGTTGAGTTATTTAAGGCGTTAACAGTATCAGTATCCGTTATGTACGCTGGTCCTTCAGGTTTAGGCATACCCCCAGAGTCATCAGAAACAACAGGCTGATTTATGTTGTATTTCTTACGCATCCTACGTGCATTATCAACTATCTTGTAGGCTTTTATTTCTATGAAATCCTTTTCTTCCAAGGAGTCCATCCCAGAAATCCTAAACACCCTCTCTACAGAGTCACGTTTTTCTGTGAACTCTTCGAGAACCTGTTGCAGAGAAGCCTTTTTAAATTCTGTAGAACTAAAGAAGCCTGCATCTCCTAGTCGTCTAAGCTGCATCTCAAAGTCTTGGTTTGACAATCGACCAGCCGGGTCAACAGCACGGGCCATCTTTGCAGCTAGGGCAATTTTCAAAGACTCAATTCTACCCAACGGCCCACTAACATCCGTGAACCCTTGTTCTGCTAAAACTTTTCTAGCAGTATCCGCTAAAACTATTGAACTAGCGTCGTCCTCTCTGTAGCGAACCTTTCCACTACCGAACATCTGGTCAATTGTACCGCCTTCTCCAAACAGACCTGCACCAATCTTTTGAAATTCCCTTACAACTCCTGTGGTACCTAAGTCTCCCTCTAACTTGATGAGTTCTTCTAGCATACCCACAGACAGGTCTGCTGCTTCATATACTTCGCGAACCTCTCCTGCTTTTATCTTTTGATTAGCTAGGTACTGCGCCCCACTTATATTGCCTTCGCTAAAACCGGGAGGCATAGAAGGGTTGTTGCGGTACATTACAGCCATTAAAGGATACACAGCGGCTATCTGATTGGATAGATTATCTGTAGGACCCCCTATGTCTGCTAGTGTCTGCGTTACAGCAATGTTTTCTGCATCGCTAGTTCCACCCACACTATCAAAATTTAAAATACCCGCAGCATTTAATTGTGCTGCATTCAGGAGAGCTTCTTTATTTCTGTAGAAATCTTCTTTTTCAAACTTACTGATAGAGGCCAAGTTTTTAAACATCATGTTTACGTTTGCAAACCCAAGCTTGTCAGCTAGCACTGTAACGTGCATTGCCTGCTGCTCACTCTCAAACTTAAATATACCACCAACCATAGGTTTAGGAGCGGCTCCTGCCGAAACGTCAGGCTGTTGCGTAGTATCTTCCTCTTTAACAATATCGGGCATTTCTACGTAAAACTCGTCACTCTTCAATCCTTTGCCACCTGTAGCTATGTTTACTTTGGTATCTAACTCAGCAATCGCCAGTGCTTCAGCAGCACCCTGCCCTGTTCCTGAAATATCTTGCAACTCTGTTTCAAACCGGAGTAGAGCATTAAAGCCCCCGCCTGAAAAGTCTGCAAATCGGGGAACAGTAACCTTACCTGTATTCGCATCCTTACCACTGTTATCCAACCAAAATTTTTGTTGATACAAAGCTTTTTGAGATGCTATAAACTCTAAACCAGCCCTTAGGGTGGTGGGGTTTGCCTTTGCTTTACTAATAGCATCAGCATAAAATGATGGATTTGTTAGCTGAGTATTCATCCCCTGCAAGTTTTTACCAGCCGCAACCATAGGAGAATCCCCATCGTTTCTAAAGCCAAAGGTTATACCCCCAACAGCAGTCGTATTGCTTACCTTGTCCATGGTGTTAGACACGTTGACTAAGTATCTTACGTCTCCAGTTTTTTGGAAGTTTTTAAAACCTTCGCTATTGGTATCAACTTTTCCAGACTTCACGAGGTCAACTGTAAACTCCGCTGTTTTTGCAGCGGCAGCAGCTTCAGCTTCTTTTTGGTCTTGCGCTGCTTGGATAGCAGCCTGCCGCTTGTCTATGCTTCCCTGCAACAACCCCGTTACAAATGCAACTCCCATAGCCATTATTCAGTCTCCTCTTGGGGTGCTAGAAACCCTCGCTCTTCTGGTTCTTGTGGAGTGACTCCTGCCCGAATACCCGCGTTTACTGCCTCTTGAATGTAGGAGAACATTTGGGGGTTATTGTCTTTCATCATTCTGAAGAAGGTTTCATCATCCATTGTGCCTTCGGATTCCGGGTCATCCTTTTCGAACAGTCGATAGGGTATTTCTTCTTCCTCTGCCATGTCAGCAATCAGGATACCCAAAGCAGGCTTCATAAGAAGGCCCGTGTCTAGGCTAAACGCTCCCTCTTGAAACCCTTGAATGATAATGCCTTCTACAATAACTTCTACGGATATACCTACCAACAGAAGCTTTAAAGTTTCCTGTTTAATTTTAGGCTTGGTAAGTCTTTCAACGACCTCTTCTAAGGCCGCTTCTGGGTCGGCGTTCTTGGGAGCTTGTCCCCAAGACCACCTAGAATTATCCTGTGTCAGGGAGTGTCCCGGCGGGGGTGCTGCAAACGGGTCAATATTTCCTATAGTTCCTGCAAGGGGATTACGTTCTGCCATGCTGCTTATACCGCCTTTATATCTGTTCGTTTAACAGGGCTGGCTGCTGCTGTAGGTGTTACTCCCTTTAGTGCAGAAGACCCGACTGCAGTACGAGGCGTTCCTCGTCCCTGCGCTAAATTACGTTGAGAAGCGTACATTCTCCATAGGTTAGAGTATTGTCCCTGCGAAAGTCCCCCACTCATAGCCCGCCTAATTGCAGTCTGAACTGCAGGAATACTGCTCCCTGCAAAGAGTCGGTCTTGAGCTACCCCCTGAACTCTAGCCCTGCCCCCCGGAGCAGTTCCTGTTAGCCTAGGCACATCCATAGTGATGCGACGTTGTTCTGCTGCACTACGGCTTGCAGCAGTGCCTTCTGTTGTTTTTATATTTCGTAGAAAAGAGTCGGCTCCGCTACCAAGCAGTCCTCTATTTTCAGCACCTTTTCCACCAAGACTACGGTCGTCCCCTAAAAAAAATTCTGCCGCAGTTCCTACCCAACCGGGCAAGACATCATATAAACTAAAACTCATTACTAAAACATCCCTATTAACCATTTTGCAAGGGTACCCGCCATTTCATCCTTCTGCTGTTGATTGTAGGCAGATTCAGCAGCGGCAATTTGCATTGCGTTCGTGGCGGTTGTATGCTGCCTCTCTAGGGCATTTTCACTCTTCTGGAAGTTCCAAGAGGCGTTGTCACGATACTGCTGCCAAAGACCGTTCAGGGCATTCTGACTTGCATTGTAAAGGTTCTGTGTGTTGATACGATTTGTTTCGTTTTGGATGGCTGTTCCTGCAGTGTTGACTTCGCGTCTCCAGACTGCATTGGACTGGTCTACCGCAAACTTCATGTTCGCATTGAACTTGTCACGGGAGTCCTTCATCTGGTTGTCGAACTGCGTCATTGCGTTCATCTCACCAGCATTGAACTGTCTCATAGCCGCTGTGCGGTTGGCGTTTGCTGTCTCGACCTGCGAACCCAGTTCGGCAAAGAACTCCTCAACCTGCAACTCGTTCTTGGCGTTGAACTGGTTACGAGCGTTCTCTTCTGCCGCATCCTTGAACAAGCCTTGGGTCAAGGCACTGTAGGTTAGGGTGTCACTCTTTTGCTTGTTGTCGAGGTTCTTCAAGTCTACAGATAGTATAGACTGTGCCTCTGTAACAGCCCCCTGAAGACGAGCATTGAGGTTCGACTTGTCCATTGCAGCGTAGGTCGCGGCGTTGGACAGGGCAGTCTGTTGCTGGTTGTTCAGGTTTTGCAACTGGATTGCAGCGTACTTGTCTGCATCCCGTGCAGCTATCTGAACACCGGACTCCATCAGGGACTGTGTGATTGCAGCCGCCGCCATCGAACTGGAACCCAAGCCACGAGCCTGCATCATAGCACTAACTTTGCGAACCCCCGGAGCAGCCCACGGGGGAAGTGGCGCACCCGACTGAATAGAGGACATCAGGTTACCAAGCTGGGTTTGAACCGTAGCCTGTGGGTCGAGAGTTTGCGTTGCAGCAGTGGCCTGCGAACCCGCTGATACCGTCCCCTGAACACCTGTCATGTCAACGTAGGGTTGTGCAGGAGTTAGTTGAGCAGCCTGCGCTCCACCTAGCTGCGTCAAATCGGTACTAACGTCGTCTACAGAGGCAATCTGACCTACGCTAGCTGCAGGAGCAGTTGGGGTTGCAGGGGCTATGCCTGTTGTGGTTGCTAAACCTGTGGCTGTTGCGGGGCCTGTTCCTAGCTGCCCTGATGCCGCAGCAATGTCCTCACCCGCGCCAACAGTGGGAACGATGCCCGTAACTGCAGGGATGTTCGTGGGGTCTGCTACAGCTAGTTTACCAACTTCGGTTTGTAGTTCTGCGTCTGTAGTTATTGCCATCTACTAGTCTTTCTGTAACACGCGGTCTAGCTTGTCTTCTACACGATGTAGTGCTTCCATAACCCGACTCATGTCTTCCCGAACCTCACTACGAGTGACGTACTCCTCACGAGTACGGTTGAGAAGAATCTCTATGCGCTTCTGTTCCTTTGTCATGCCAGAAACAAACCACGCACCCCCCATCACAACTATGCCGATTAGGGTGTCGATTATGTGTACTAAATCCATTGATAGCTATTCCTAGTTAATTTTACTGTATTTGTAATGAAAAAGCAAGTCTTATTTTATATAGCGTCAGGCCAGTCGTTGATAGGTGCGTTACCTGTTGGGTTGCCATCTGAATCAACAGGTGTATCGTATAAAGCCATAAACGCAGCAAGGTCACTTGCATTGCCGATTGATGTCTCTATTGCCGCGCAAGCCGTCCTGACGGCATCTCTATAGGTACTAACTGCGCTTGGGATTGCTGTAGACTTCTCTGATTTCCTAGTCACATACCAGTCGTATGGTGCAAGCAACCCAGCAGCTTGGGTCTTGGCTAGGGCTATGGCGTTGGACTTCAGGCCAAGAGTTTTACCCTGCTCACCTGTCATTGGGTCGTTTACAGCGTTGCCATCCTCATCAACCCACAGTGTATCTGTTAGGCTCTTAGGTATAAGTGTGCCATCAGCATTACGCCCCCAATAAAACCTGTTGTCGTGTGCCGCAACCTCATCTTCCCAAGTAAGGCCAATAGCAGCCTTTTCATCTGCGCTGTAATTGTTCCACACGGCAGGGTACGAGGTGCCGTTGTTATCGACCCACGCCTTGCCAACTCTGATTATTCTTCCGCTATATTTCCACGGCATCTTAGTTTCTCCTATCGTGCATTAGCAAATTTGAAGGGCTGTTCGGCAAAGGCGAGGTAGACATAAGTATGACCGCTAGTGTTAAATTCAGCCCAAGTACTTCTTGGTTTGAAACCATTACTTAAAATATCCAATGCGGGTAATGTTGCGTGGGATTCTTCTGCGTTGCTTAGATTTGCATAAATTGGCCCTAAAGCAACATTACTGGGTTGCCTTGTTGTGTCATATATTTCCCAATTTGTTGTTGTACTGGTATTTTTAAATAAAATCCAAGCTGGCCTAAACCCTGTGTGAACAAACGTGCCATCTGCATTTCCGTTTCCAGTGTAGCTGCCAACCTTTGAGTAGCCATCAACTGAGTGAAACGCATAACAGATATATGTGTGTGCGGTGTTAACATAGTCTGATGCGCTAACTGAAAAT